TTTGCTGTGCAATAGCGAACTTAGTAGTGTCCATAACGTAGATCTTAGAAGCAGTAACCAAAGAGTGAGGGATAACTGGTACACCTACGATTCTTACGTTACCGTTGTTGTCGATAACCATTCCACCAGGAAGTGAATAGTCAGCTGGCTTGGTTTTCAACAAAGATGCCCAACCAGCGTGAGTAGTCAACGCAAGGTTTGGAGTCCAGTTCAATGCACCAAGTTGTGCAACGTAGTCGATGAACTTCTCAGCGGTGTTAGCACCAGAAGAAGAACCAGCAGTTGCAGAAGATGCGATAGCGTTAAGATAATAAGTATCTTCAGCCTTTTGGAAATCTTCAATCAATGACTGCTGAAGGTATGCTTGTAAGAATGGCAAATCATCAATCATTTGACGAGATACCTTAGCATAACCAGCGATGAAAGACAACGCAGTGTTTACAACTGTTACATCGTAATCAACTTGCGGCTTTGCAGAACCTTCAGTTTGCTTACCGAATGAACCTTCACCAACTGGAGTGTTACCTCTTGGGAAAGATACTGAACCAGTTGATACTGGGATGATGTTAAACACACTTCTAAGGTGTGGGTTAACGAAGCTACGAAGAGCTGGGTTGTCAACATAAGATGTGTAAACAGAACCAGTCAAGTTGTTACCAATGGTCATTACACCTACTGCTTTCAAATCGATGTCAGCAGAGAAACCTTTACCATTGCTACGTGCAGCAGCTTTGATTTCGTTCCAGCCTTTTTCGATTGCAGAACCAATCTCAGCCTTGATGTTGTTTACGTGTTCAGCGTATGAAGTTGCAACTTTCTTCTCAGCGTTTGCGCTCAACTTACCAAAAGCAGCCTTAGCTTCTTTTACTTCATTGATTGCTTCAGCAAGAGATTTGTTAGACTTCTCCATTTGCTCGTTAATTTGCTCTACTTTAGAGTCAAATGCCTTTGCAGCCTTCTCGGTTACACTTGCAACCTCAGCTTTTTGTTCTGCCAATTTTGATTCGAGGGCAGATTCGAATGCTTTTAAATCGCTCATTTTTTAGATTTTATTAATTATTGATATAAATGAACCCACTGGCAATTCAGCTTCTTTTTGCTGCGGCTCTGTCGCAATGACTGGAGCAGTGCTACTCATCATCTCTATTGCTTGTGCGAGTTGTTTTACTTTTATTAAGCATAGGTCGATTGTCTCATCAGTGACATCACTATCACGAATAAACTTCTCGAATGCTTTGATTTGATCCTTAACCTGTTCTACGTTACCCATATTTTTCAATCCTAATAATGGTGTATTCTCATTTGCCCCCCAAGCTGTTAAACTTGAGCCTTCAAATAGCATCACCTCGTGTATCTCATTAGCCTCACCACTCTTTTGCTCTCTTAGTGTCCTAAAGCCAATAGAATGCTCACCAATGAGTCCAGACTCCACCATCTTAATAAAGTCCTTACCAAGTTGGTGTGTGCCAACCTTGGACTCGTAATAGAGTCCGTAGCTATCTTCTTTTAGACTCAACAACTTACCTAAAGGTTTAGATGGGTCGTGGTTTAGTAAGTGCTTAATCCTTTGCTTACCTTCAACACCCCAATCTTGGATAGAACGCTTAAATGCACCTGGCATCATAATGTCGCCATCACTATCCACCATACCAAAGGCAGAGAAGTAACCACTTACTACCCCACTTTTCGCATCAACATCTTTGACCTCAAGACCAAAAGATTTGTAATTGTATATCATATTTTTATTCGTTGTATTATCGTTTTTAATTGTCTCTTCCTTCTCTCCCTCCTCTGCCAAATAAGCCCTATAAGCCGATTCGGCATTCTCTCTGCTGGTATATACACATTCACCTTCCCCAATCCTAAATTTTCCGTTTGAACACGCATAAATTGGCATATCATTTCATTATTAGTTGTCCGTTTGCATCACGCTTCGGAATGAAACCAACTGCGCATCTGCAATTAATTGTAAATCCTTTTGGTGCCGTTGGGTCGCCCGGTGCATCCACCACAATAGGTCTTCCAACTTTATCCGCACTTATGAATGGCTCGTTGTATGCTACAATCTGCCCATCCATATTCCAATGGTCAAAGAAGTCTTTAGGTATGCGCCTTGTTCTCGCATCTCTTGTGCTTATCCAAATCTTATCAACTTGGAATGGCAACTTCTCTGCACCTTTTAATGCTGCATAGTTGCTCGACCTCATCACCTCCGTTCTTGCTATCATCACGCTTCTATACTTCGCATATTGTATCTGTGGATCACTCATCACTAACTTTGCTATCTCCTCATTGCTCAAGCCTTGAGCCATCGCATCGTTCACTATTACTATCAACCTATCTTTGGTTGTCTTAGTCATTAGTGATGCAAGTAAAAATCCCCATTGAATTAAAAATGATGTTATGTCATCTAAAAACTCATCATTCAACCCAAATGGATTTGCAGCCTTCTTGCTATCCACACTCACTGCTCTAAATGTTGCGTTGCCGAATGTTGTTGCCACCTCTCGGTACATCTGCCTCATTATAGGCATTAGCTTTTCATCCCACGCAACTGCACCAAGTCCACTCACCGCAGCACTCGCACCATCTCTTCTCACACTTCTTGCAAAGTTCTCTAACTCACCTTTTAATACTCCAAAAAACAAAGAACTATATTTCTTATCAAGAGTTCTTCGCAGCCTCTCCACCTTCAGCCAATATGTCCCTCGCTGCGTTGCGTTCATCAGTCAGTTTTATTTTATACGACATCCTCACTTGCATCCTCATCGTTCTCTCCGTTAGGCACGTCATTTCCGTAGGGATCTTCGGAAATCTCGTCATCACGATCGCCCATATCTCTTTGTCTGTTGTCGTTGCTATTATCATCAGCTATGCTTAAGTCCATCATTACTTGTGTAATTGGTACAAGTCCTTGATTGATATAACTCATATCCCACGCACCCTCTTTCTTAGAGTAATTCATTGCTACTCTCTTCTCATCCATTGTTAGCCAGTTTGCATCACGAAGAGAACGAACCATCCTCTCCATATCTTGCTGCATCTCTGGTAGTGCAGTTATATCAAAGTCAATGAACACATCCTCACCGAATCTTGGCACGAGCCATTTGTTTAACTCATCTCTCAATGAGCAGCACATTGGCATAATTGTGTTGGTGATTAGGTCACGCATTGCATTTTGGTAGTTGTTGTAAGATGACGTATCAACATCAAACAATACCGCTGGCATTCCAAACACCCTACACCACTGATGAAGGCTCATCTGCATTGTCTTAACAAGCTCCATATCTACCGATGATAGACCAAAGTTTAAATAGTCCCACGGAGTTTGCAATACCGCAACCTTGCCTTTATTGTCCACAGTGTTGATGTCCTCATTCACCGCTCTTTTAATTATATTTGCTTGTTCTATTGTGAAGTTTGGCACTATCGTTCCTAATGGCTTAGGAGTGATTGCACCCTTTGCTCCACCATTCGCCGCCATCATTGCACTTGCATCAGCAGCATTGTTGCTCATACGAAGTGTTTTGTATGCAGCTCGTAATGGCGACAACCCACGCAAGTGTGTTCTTGTGGTTGCATCAAAGTCAGGGTTCCAAGTTTTCCATTGGCAAACTTGTTCTTTAGGAATATCTATTCCTCTGTCCACCATAAGTCTATACCCAACGAGTCCGTAGAGGTCGTTAGGGTCGGGGTAGATGTCCAAGAAATGGGTTGGAAGTACGTTAAGTTCAGCGAACTTTCCGCCCATCTTTCCATCATTGCCGTAAATATTACCTTCTCCTGATAAAAATCTATAACCAAATAAGTTCTCGAGGAATTGGTCTTGTGCTTGGTATTCATTCGGTCTTTCTAATAATCTCGCTAATGCAGAGTTCATCACAATGTTCTCACTATATGCGTTCTTCCTCTCTATCACCGCCCTCTCAAACGCACCTTGATTGCCCAAGCCTTTTGTTAATTGCTTATAGCGAAGTAATGATGTCTTACCCTTCTCTGTATTATTTGTTTTGTAAACGTACCAAGGTATTGATGCCGCTTTACGTGCAAGGAATGACACGATGCTATACACATCCGCATTACCTAAATATCCCTCGTAAACATACTTACCATTCTCATACTCTTGTAACAACGCTCCATTGATGCCCCTAATATTTGTTGTTACATTCTGATTCGGGTTTAAACCCTTTTTCTTGAATATGTCTAATAAACCCATCTATTTTTATATTGCACCCCAAGTAACACTTGGGATAGTTAATTTACTAAATATGCCGTATCTAAGTGCATCAAGAATATGGTCATTAAACTTCACGGGAGCATCAAGTTTGTTTCCATTGCGGTCCGTTTTCCAACGATAGTTTTTTATTTCCTTTAACAAATTTACACTATCTTGGTGAATAAACAATGGTGTAGCTTTTACCGT